AACGTCAATCAGTAACAAATCCAAAAAACACATTATATGCTGTTAAGCGTCTTATTGGTCGTAAATTTGATGAGTCAGCTGTACAGAAAGATATTGACTTAATGCCATATAGCATTATTAAAGCTGAAAACGGTGATGCATGGGTAGAAGCAAATGGTGAGAAACTAGCTCCTCCACAAGTGTCTGCAGAAATCTTACGTAAGATGAAAAAAACTGCAGAGGACTATTTAGGTAAAGAAGTAACTCAAGCAGTTATTACTGTACCTGCATACTTTAACGATTCACAACGTCAAGCAACTAAAGATGCAGGACGTATTGCTGGATTAGAAGTATTGCGTATTATTAATGAACCAACTGCTGCAGCATTAAGCTACGGTGTTGATAAGTCTGATAAAAAAGACCGCAAAGTTGCTGTATTTGACTTAGGTGGTGGTACTTTTGATATTAGTATTATTGAGATCGCCAATGTTGACGGCGATAAACAAATTGAAGTGTTATCAACAAACGGTGATACTTTTTTGGGTGGTTAAGTATTAGCCTCCCGTATAAAAATTCCGTGAATTGCTGGGAACCCCTTAGAGCTATTCATACTACAGCATAATTAGTAATGATAAGTGCGAACGTTAAAAAATGAATAGATTGGGAAATCAGCAGCCAAGGGACTTAGGAATAAGTTCAAGGTTCAACGACTAGGTCATGGAGTCCAGATAGGACAGTAAAGACCCAAGAGTGCGGAAAATTATAGATCTTCTAATCTTATGATAAATAAAATTATAGGAGGGGAAGATATGGATAAGATATATTTTGTTTACAAAACAACTAATTTAATTAATAACACCATTTATATTGGTGTACATGAAACTACTAATATTAACGACGGCTATATAGGGTCTGGAAAATTATTAAAACAAGCAATAAAGAAATATGGAAAAACTAATTTCAAACGCGACATATTAGAATTTTGCAATTCAAAACATGATGCATATGAATATGAAGCTAAATTAGTAGATTCGATCTTTATTAAACGAGACGACGTTTATAATTTAACAGAAGGTGGTCGTGGAGTAATTACACATTCATCCTTTGGTATTGAACGAATACGTAAATGCTCTATAGATAAAGTAGTAGCTAAAGATAATTTATTAGGTACAGTGGTAAAAATTTCAAAAAGTACATTTGATGCAAACCCTGATAGATATGCAGGTCACACAACCGGTAGACGAGTTATGAAAACCGTAACTAACGAAACTGTAGTAGTTGACAATAAAAACGATACATCGTTAGTAGGCATTACAAAAGGGTTAACAAAAGTGTTTAATGAAACTGGTAAAATTATTATGGTTTCAGTTACTGATGAAAAATTTTTATCAAAGCAGTATACATCAACTTCAGCAGGACGGATAGTTGTTAAAGATATTAATGGTAATAAATTTACAGTTAATAAAGATGACCCTAGATTAATTTCTAAAGAGGTAGTTGGTATAGCTGCTGGAAAAAGATATAAACAAAATAAAAAACGACAACAAGTAACTTGTCCACATTGCAATAAAATTGGAGATTCGTCAAATATGAAACGATGGCACTTTGATAATTGCAAGTCTATAATTAAGATATAGTCTGAGCTTATATGAAAGTATAAGAAGTTAAGATAAAGAGCTTAACGATAACATAACTGGAAGACTTTGACCAACGCTTAATGGATCATTTAATTGACGAATTTAAGAAAGAGTCTGGCGTAGATCTTAAAACTGATACAATGGCGTTGCAACGTTTAAAAGAAGCTGCTGAAAAAGCTAAGATTGAACTATCTAGCACAGCACAAACAAACGTTAACTTGCCATACGTAACTGCAGATGCTACAGGTCCAAAACACTTAAATGTAACAGTAACTCGCGCTAAGTTTGAATCATTAGTTGACGACTTAGTACAACGTTCAATTGAACCATGTAAAATTGCAATTGCAGATGCTAAAGTACAATTATCAGATATTGATGAGATTATTTTAGTAGGTGGTCAAACACGTATGCCTAAAGTACAAGACGCTGTTGAAGCGTTCTTTGGAAAAACACCACGTAAAGACGTTAATCCAGATGAATCTGTTGCTGCAGGTGCTGCTATTCAAGGTGCAGTACTAGCAGGTGTTAAAACAGATGTATTGTTACTTGACGTTACTCCGTTGAGTTTAGGCATCGAAACAATGGGTGGTGTATTTACTAAGTTAATTACTAAAAATACAACTATTCCGACTAAAGCAAGCCAAACGTTTTCAACCGCAGAAGACAATCAACCTGCAGTTACTATTAAAGTAGGTCAAGGTGAACGTGACTTGTATCGTTACAATAAACAACTCGGCGAGTTTAACTTAGAAGGTATTGACTCAGCACCGCGTGGTCAACCACAGATTGAAGTAACGTTTGATATTGATGCTAATGGTATTATGCATGTAAGTGCTAAAGATAAAAATACAGGCAAAGAGAACAAAATTACTATTAAATCTGATTCGGGATTAACTGACGATGAGATTCAACGTATGGTGCGTGAAGCTGAAGAAAACGCAGAATCAGATGCTAAAGCTAAAGCATTAATTGAAGCTCGTAACAGTGCAGAATCGCAATCACATTCTATTAAGAAAGATTACGATGAAGTTAAAGACGAGTTAACTGAAGAAGAACGTACTGCGTTTGATGATGCATTAATTGCACTCGAAACTGCACGCGACGGTGAAGAAGTTGAAGCAATTACTGAAGCAACTAGTAAACTATTTGAAGCTGCAGGTCCGGTGTTTGCTAAAAAACAAGCTGCACAGCCTGAGTTTGATCCTACTGCAGCAGATGCCCAACCAACTGATGCAGAGTTTAGCGAGGCACCTGTTGATGGTACTGCAGATGATATTACACCAGACGAAACTGTTGTAGAAGAATCTAAATAGTATAACACTGTAAAACATAGCTGTTGACATTTGTTAGCAGCTATGTTATTATATACGCAAATAAACGCCGTAAGGGTTTAAATAGGCCTCGCTTACAATAAGGAGATTTGTATGTCACAACCAAAACTAACAATAAGCACTGCAGAGTTAGCAGTATTAAATAAAGCATTAATAGGGTTTGATACTCTATTTTCAAACGTATTAGCAGCAACTGCGGCTAATAATTATCCACCACATAACATTGTAAAATACAACGATACTTACTACGAAATAGAAGTAGCAGTCGCTGGATTTACTAAACACGATATTAACGTTGAAGTTAATCAAGATTTACTTGTTGTAACAGGTAAAAAACGTGCTAATACAAAATACAATCCTGATCTACACGAAAGAAAAGAATTCTTACATCGTGGATTAGCATTACGAGATTTTGAACAAACCTTTACACTTGCAGAGTATATGGAAGTTAAAGATGCTAAAGTAGAAGATGGGATGCTTACTATTGGTATCGAACGATTAATGCCAGCTGCGCTGCAACCCCGTCAAATTCAAATTAAATAGGAGCCAACATGGCAAATACAGATGTAGCAGTAGACGAGAAAGTACGCGTGCGCGTGCCTGAACCAAAACGTTGGAAGGTTATCTTAATAAATGATGACGTAACCCCTGTTGATTTTGTAGTAACACTATTAATGGATGTATTTAGACACGATCCAAATTCTGCTGGTAATATTACTATGCAAATTCACGAAACAGGTTCTGGTATTGCCGGAGTATACAATTTTGAAATTGCAGAGATTAAAGCAGTAGAAGCTACTTCGCTTGCAAGAGCTGCAGGTTACCCACTACAAATTAAAATGGAGGAGGACATATGAGTTTAAAAGAACTAACAGCTGAAGCACATAAATTAGCCGAAACACAACCGTTTGTTAAGAAAATCTTTTCTGGAAACATTACTAAGGAAGAATATGCAACCTACTTGTATAATCAATATGCTGCATACGAAATGTTAGAAAGTCATGCACTAATTGTAGGGTTGTTAAATGACTTACCAGGTATACAACGTGCTGCAAAATTGCTTGAAGATTTTAAAGAATTATGGCCAGCTGACCAAGAAGTTCCGCCACTTGCAACTGCTACAGTTTTATATAAAGAACATATTAATACTATTTCTAACGATTCAGATAAACTAATGGCGCACATGTATGTTAGACATATGGGCGATCTATACGGTGGGCAGATGATCGCTAAGAAAATTCCAGGTTCTGGTAACTTTTATAAATTTGATAATGCTGACGAACTCAAAGCTGCAATCCGTACTAAGTTAGACGATTCGCTAGCAGACGAGGCATTAGTCTGTTTTAAATTTGCCACTCAGTTATTTGAAGAGTTAGCATGACAGTACTTTGGAATCAATTAATTGATCTTCAACTCATGCTTGAAGATCAATTTAACGAAACTGGAACAAGTGTTGTTGAATCAAGTCACGATCGA